AGGATCAGCCATATATGCCCTCATTAATAATTAGTGGAGTCCATTATATAAAATAGACTCCACTATCCGTCTATTTTACACCTTCCTCTTTACGAAAAGCCGCGCATTGTGAAGTTTTAGCAGCATACTCACCCATGCAGATTATCTCCTTGGCCAGATCTACTTGACCCACGCCATGAGCAATACGAGCCGCTTCTCTGATCTCGCACTGGTCGAGAGTACGACTACCTGCCAATGCAACCCCGCCGAATAGACTCATGGAGACTCCCCCCCCCAAGACGGCCTGACATGGAGCGGTAGGGAAAAGCGACCCCATCAGCAATGCAGGAGCTTGGTTAGGCGCGTGTACAGAGTTACTAAAACTCTGCGAATTGCTGGAGGTCTGCCCTTGACCCTGACCCTGCAACTGACCCTGCAACTGACCCTGCAACTGACCTTGATTCGCGTTTGCCGTTGCGCTAGACGTTGATGATGCGTTAGATGTAGCATTAGACAATGCAGAACCGCCTAACCCTCCAGCGCCGCCCATGCCGCCCATGCCGCCCATGCCGCCCATGCCGCCAGAACCGCCAGCGCCGCCAGAACCGCCAGAACCGCCATGATCGTTATCAGCCAATGCAGCGCCACTAAACGCTAATAATACCGCCACGAATACCGCTTTTTTTACTTGTTTCATTTTATCTCTCCTTAATTAAAATAATCTCAAATAAATCCATGTTTTTCATCTTTATATACAGTTATATACGCTTTCATGTATAACTCATAACTTTTCCGATACTCCGCATACGCCCTCTCCATTGATGATTTTGCATCAATATAGCCTAGCCACTCATTAGCATCACAAACTTCTTTTGACGCATATTGCGTAGCATCCAAAAAATCCTCCTCTAGATCATTCATTCCGCCCCCTATTTAGTTGATGATATATGTATTATATAATAGATATTGAGAATTACAAGAAAAGATTATAAATAAAAATGATGGTTGCCGCACGTTTGATAATGCGATAGCGCCAGATTCCATTTTGGGTTAACCGTCACAGCGTGAAAATGTGTAGCTAAGAAAGTCTCCGTAGAGTATAGGGCGGTTCTAGCAGACCGCTCCGCACGTTTCCATGCGGCAGATTCTACATTGGGCCTATGCTCCGGCTTGATAACGCCATTAATCAATTTATCGCCAACCCATGAGAATTGAGATGGAGCTAAAATAACTTTTTTAACGTCCCCATCCTTCATCCTGTTTAAAACTACCCTAGCAACCGCAACCTGACAGCGATCATCAGTCTCGCCCCGCGCTTCGAAGTAAACCGTCATGGTTAGCCAGAGCAGGAGTTCAGCCATTAGACTATCACAGGTTCAGGAGGCCCAGACCAATAGCCTTTTTTGTGTGCGATCATCGCATCAGCCATGCGATACGAGCAAGCGGCGATATTCATACATTCCGCTTTGGTCTGAGGTACTAACTCAGACACTAACGCAGCCATAGCCATTGCCGCCAATTCGTTTCGTTTATCGTTCATATTTATCCTTATTTTATAGCCTTCATCTCCATTCGGGCGGTTGCCTGAATGGTCTGCCACACTGAAATTTTTGCTTCTGCGGCAACCATGAGCCAGCGAAGCCGCTCTGCTTCCTGTACCGCCACCGACAAAGCCTTTATATGATTAATGTAATCGCAATTACTGTAGGCATAACACTCTTTAGCTGACTCCGTTTTGGCATCACTTTGACTCATTAGCAGCGCCTTCAAACTTTTGCGGTACTCAGTCAGATATAGGACATTCGCCTTTGCTTCCGCCAACGCCTCGCTATTATCTCGTATAAAGTCCAATGCTGCAAACGGGGTCATATCACTCATCATCAGCTCCCACTACATAGAATTTTCGGCGGGTCGTTCGTCCATGACTCGTTATGATGTTCTGTTTGACCAGATAATTCAGATTACTTCCCAAACTGCTTGGGGAGATAACGGAATAATTAAAAACTTCTTTAAGAATCTCAGCGCGTTCTACTCCGGGGTATTCAGTAATATATTGAACTATGGCGTTCATGGCAATAGTCATGCGTTTTGACGGCTTGCCCTTGTTATCCCTCACATACTCCCTCATCTCCAGCGCCCGTGATTGCCGTAACTCACTTTCTGCCAACAAACGAGCTGTATTCTGGATGCCGATATTTAAAATTTCATCAGCGATACCAGCAAAAGTTCCCTTTCCCGTCATATCTGCGTACTGACTGCCTACTGGATAGTTCATGATAACCTCATAAGTTCAGTGTAATTAGTAAATTTAGGCAAAAACTTTTGGGCATGAGTTTCAGAGATGCGCCCTAGCCGTACAGCCTCCTGAATAACCGCCTCCCTGCCGTTTTTATCATCTCCCAAACTAGGAAACCACTCTACAGGGGCAGAGTGATTACGAGCCTCAGTGATAAGTCTAGTATAACTTTCCTTAAATGCCATTCTCGCCGCGACCTGATCGCCCTCATCTAGCAATGGTTGGGCCGATGCCATAGCGGTTAACATCTCCTGACTGAGAACAGCACTAACTGACTCATTGCGTGGAATCATGGCCCATGCCTCGTCTGCACTGGGTCTGCCGTCCTGAGATTTTATGAAATTAATCATATCCGCTGGTTTAGGCGCAAAAACAGAATGTTGAACGTGATGCAAAAGTGCGTCCTTCACACTGCTTAACGGGTAATTATTCATTAAACTTAACCAGATCATTCCAGACTGCGGTGTTAGCTTGGCGTTATAAATCTCAAAAATACTAGCCATAAACTCAGAAAACTCTACCTTCTCATGCGTGTTCATAAGTCTCTCCTTGTTGTTGATCTTGCTGTCTTAATCGTAATTTAATTTCCTCAACTGCCGAACGGTTCTGATCTGTAACTGACTGCTTCTTGCCTTTGCTAACTGGGAATAACCCGCTATAACCACATAAAATTGATTGCTCGATCACCTCCTGTACGTTGTTACCCTCAGACTTTAATTTGCTCAGGGTTGATATTGCAAGTTTTATAGCATTTTGCGTCATAGGCTTCCTAATTTTCCTACGAGACTCTACAAAATCATTCCATGCGTCTACAGGCATCCAGTCTGGAACTTGAACCGGGGGAATAATTAAGCGCGTTTCGCGCATAGTTTTTGAATTTGGTTTTTTAAGGGAATCAGGAATCAATGAATCAGGAATCAATGAATCAGGAATCAATGAATCAGGAATCAATGAATCAGGAATCAGTACATTAATGTGACTAATAACGGAAGCACTTTCGTTATTTAACGGAAGTATAACCGTTAACGGCCTCCCTATTGGGTTTGCGGGCAGTTCGCTTTGCTTTTCGGTTGAATGTGGAGTCTGGTGCTTGGTAAAATTAACAACCTCAATAATTTTTACTCCATCAACCTCATATCGCACAATAAATCCTAACGCAACAAGTTCCGTTAAATAACCGTTAACGTCCAGATTTTCACGGTACGGGAATGTTTCGCCCCTGATACGCAAGGGGCGATCTTCTAGTCGGCCCTGTTTATCTGCTAGTGTCCATAGCGATATAAATAGGAGTGTAACGAGCGGATCTGCTACACCTAGTAACTCATTTTTAAATATGCTTGGTTTTATATTCCTAGCGCGAGCCATTTTGCACCTCAGTACATAATTTAATAAAATCGTCTATGTTATTTTTAGCTATGGTATGTATTACCATCTTGCCGCACTCAAGACTTTCTTGAGAAATACATAGGTATCCGCTTTCTGAAATATAAACTTCAGTGACACCTTGAAACTGTATTTGTTTGATTGTATCTATCATATCAATTTCCTCTGTGGTGAAGGCCGGGAGCAACCCGACAGGAATACAGACCATAGGCAGACAAAGGTAGATAAACCCTTTCTTCACCACGCAGAAAACTGATTAATTTCATTTCTAATCGTGCCTTTTGGTTATCGGATTGCGATCCCGATGTAAGAATCTTAGCACATCATTTTAGACTTGCAAACTTTTTATTTTTACTACACACAAACCGCCTTTAATAATAACTCCGCGAGACACCATTAGCTCATCTATTTGAGCGTCATCATCAAATACCCCCGCTTGCTGCAAAGAATCCTGTAATGCCTTAATCCTGTTATCAAGATCTGACTTTCTGCGATCCGGGGCATGGAGTAGAACCTCTAGGCTGATCCTGTCAGCGCCGAATCTAGCTTCCTTGCTGGCGAGGTTTACGAGTAACTTAAACTCGTTAGCCTTTTTCGTTAGAAACCTCCGTGAGCCTGAAAAACCCCAGTAAGAATTTACAGAAGGGGGATACGGCAAAATTAATTCTATCATAGAATTGCCTTTTGGTTAAAACAGGGTATAATACAAGTGCCATTTTGGCATAAAACATAGGAAAATGATATGAAAACCTTTGCGGAATTACGCGAAATTAATGTTAACGAACATACCGATAAAAAGGGCAATCTCACTTATTTATCTTGGGCATGGGCGGTAGATGTTTTGCTGCAAAATGACCCAATGGCAACATGGGAGTATAGAGAGCCAGTAAAGTTCGGAGATACGATGATGGTTTTCTGTACCGTTACTGCTTTCGGTAAATCAATGACGGCGCAGCTTCCTGTTATGGACTACAAAAACAAGGCGATCATAAATCCAAATTCAATGGATGTAAACACTGCTATGCAGCGATGCCTTGCTAAGGCTATTGCACTGCATGGGGTTGGGCTATACATTTATGCTGGAGAAGACCTCCCAAATATTGAGCCGGAGGTTGTTGATGTTACTGATATTTTATTGGCTATATCAGAGGCAGAGAGCCTAGATATGCTTAGACAGGTTTACACAAACGCCGTTAAATTTGCCGCTGGAAACGAACCTGCACTACAACAAATTCTTAATGCTAAAAATGTCCGTAAAGGAGAGTTATCATGAGCGCATCACAAAACAAGTGGCTGTTAAAGCAGCTTAAAAAGAAGCGCCGGATCACGGCAATTGAGGCGTTTGTAGAGGCTGGTTGTATGCGGTTATCAGCGAGAGTATATGATCTGCGGAGGTTGGGCCATGATGTATGGACTGAAAATGTCCATCTTGAGAATGGCAAAACGATAGGGAGGTACTTTCTAAAATGATATCCCAAGGGAGTTTGGAATGGTTTGCACAACGTCTGGGCCATGTAACCGCTAGTCGGATGAGCGATGTCATGGCAAAGGGTAAATCAGGAGAGGCTGTCACCCGTGCAAAGTACAGGATGCAGCTTGTTACAGAGCGTATTACTGGGCTGGTATCGGATAGTTTTACCTCTGCTGCAATCGAGTGGGGTGTTGAGCAAGAGAAGTACGCTAGGATGCGCTACGAGGCCGAAACGGGCTGTATGGTAGATGAGGCGGAGTTCTGTACTCATCCTACAATAAAATGGCTTGGAGCATCTCCTGACGGGTTTGTAACTGGCACTAATTCGGTCATCGAAATAAAATGTCCCAACAGCGTGACACACTTGGGATATAGACTCGATAACAAGCCTCCAGCGACATACGTCAATCAGATGCAATGTCAGATGTGGGTAACGGGTTCTGACTGGTGTGACTTTGTTAGTTACGATCCGCGAGTACCAGATCATCTCCAGTATTTTATGGTTAGGGTGGCTAGAGATGACGCTTTAATAGCGAAGATGGAAGTTGAAGTGGTGCAATTTTTGAGTGAAGTACAAGACGCAATGAACTTACTGGAGAAACAATAATGGCAAACGATCTAAATTTATGTTCTTTTATCGGGCGTGTTGGGAAGCCTCCTGAAACTCGTGTTACTGCCGGGGGTGATGCAATTTGCAGTTTCTCTCTGGCAGTTGGATGGAAGACCAAGACAAAAGAGGGGACAGAGTGGGTCAATGTTTCGACCTTTGGGAAGCTGGCTGAAATCTGTGGACAGTACTTAGAGAAAGGTTCTCAGGTGTATGTTCAGGGCAAGATGAAGACGGACAAATACGAGGACAAATCTGGAGTCACTAAGTACATTACCAAGATCAGCGCAGATAATGTGCAATTTCTGGGCAAGGGTTCTGCACCTATAACTGCTCCAGCCTCTACCGTTGCAAAGACAAGTCCCAAGACTCCGTTTGACGATATGGAAGATGATATCCTGTTCTAAAAACTGATGGATTAGTAGATCTTTGGGCTGTGAGAAATCGCGGCCCTTTTTATTTGTAAATAAAGTTGACTATTTTAATAGTATGATATAATATATGTACATCGGAACTCATTTTGAGTCTGACAATTGGAGGGTGAAAATGAACCTAAATAACATTATGAGCGAAAGCACTACTGAATATCAGGTTGCTATGGCGCGTTGCATTTTGTCATTTAATAGGGCTGACGATGCTACCAAAGCTAAGCTGCTGGACTCGTATAGGAAGATTATTAGAGAGTACGAGGAGATAAAGTATCACAATCGCGAGCAAGATCAGAATCAAGGTCTTGATGAGGTTTTGGATGACCCGCGTCATGGGCAAGCAGGGTATCTCAACAAAGGGGAATACTAATGGCTGTAACCGATAACGATTTTATTGATATTTGGCGTGAGCTTGGTGGCGCAAAGGCTGTGTCTGTCAGATTGGGAATGTCTGAGAGGGCAACACACACAAGGCGCAGATTGGTTGAAAGCCGGACTGGAACTCTGTTGTCGGCAGTAGCAGGTAAAGTGTATATTTCGCCGGAAGCACCGGGACGTATCAAGATTGACACACAAGACGGTATTCATATTATCGGATCAGACGCGCACGTTTGGCCCGGAGAGAGGACTACTGCCCAACGAGGATTCGTCAAGTTTGTCAAGGAACTACAGCCTGTCGCAGTCCATTTTAACGGGGATATTTTTGACGGGGCTAGGGCGAGTAGGTGGCCTAGAATCGGTTGGGACAATACGCCAACAGTAAAGGATGAGTTAGAGGCGTGTCAGGAGTTCTCTCAGATGGTTGAGGAAGCCGGTAAAAATGCCAAGTTATTTTGGCAACTAGGCAATCATGACGCACGTTTTGAGACTAGATTGGCGGCTGCCGCTCCTGAGTACGAAGGCATTAAAGGGTTTCACCTAAAAGATCACTTCCCGCGCTGGAATCCTTGCTGGTCTGTCTGGGTCAATGATGAGCTGGTTATCAAGCACAGATACCATAATGGTATTCACGCGGTCTACAACAATACTCTGAAGTCTGGAAAAAGCGTGGTAACTGGTCATCTACACTCGTTAAAGGTCACCCCGTTCACTGACTATAACGGAACTCGTTTTGGGGTTGATGGAGGAACATTAGCTGATCCATATAGTGAGCAATTCACTGGCTACATGGAAGACAACCCACGAAATTGGGTGTCTGGATTCATTGTAGTTACGTTCCACAAAGGCCGGATGCTAGAGCCTGAGAAGGCTTCTGTATGGGATGAGAATCATATGCAGTTCAGAGGCACGATCATTGAGGTTTGATATGACAGCTAACGACAACCAAGTAAACGGAACTCATTACAAAGACAAGGACATTCAGCCTTGGGACTACATAGCCGCTAACAAGCTAGGTTACTTTGAGGGCAACGTGGTGAAATATGTGAGCAGGTGGAGGGATAAGGGTGGCGTAGCGGATCTGGAGAAGGCGCGGCACTATATTGACAAATTAATAGAGTTGAATAAAGAAGAACACATGAGTACAGCTGATGATGGTGGGGTTAAGGTAAACGACATCGCGGATAGAACATTACTGAGCCGTACTACAGTATTCCGCATACTAAAGGAGCATAAAAACAAATGAATGAATCTGAGGTAACACAAATGCTGCGCGATGCGATTGACCAAGACCCCAAGGGCAGGGTGTGGCACGTTAACACTAAACACCTAGTGGCGTTTGCACAGATGGTTGCTGATAAGACCAAGCGGGAA